CCACAAGTAATTGGACAACCAACTCCGCAAAAGTTTTGCGAAATCCTAAATATGGAATTTGTCACAAACGAGGAACTAAAACTGTATATCCAGAACAACATTGCTTTGATATTACCTTTATTAGAAGAACATACATTTGATACCCCAATTATTTATTATGTCGAAAAAGAAGATACAATACGCCTTATTCGATTAACAGAAAGAATCAATTGGTCTGCGTTTGACTACAAATGGACACGCCAAGCAGAAAAATGGAACAACTCGTCTACATTGAAAATAAAAAATTCCGAAAAATACGTTTCGCTGTTAGAGATACAATTTCATACAAAAAGGAAGAATATGGCAATACGTTGGTCATTTGAGAACTTTTTAAAAGTATTTGGAAACAAGCTAGTAGTACGATGTCTTTAAGATTCATTAAAATATATTTTTCGGTGTTTAATCATATCTATATCAGGAATTCTTTTTGTTTTTAATAAATTCTTGTTTATTTTATCCTTTAACATATTTATAATAAAATATAGTGAATACATTCCACATTCAGTGGTGGTTCGTTGATGTTTAAAAGGTGCATTTTCATCAAATTTAAAATGTTTGGGTGGTTGTATTTCTTTTCCGTGTTGTATAACCTTATCTACAAACTTTTGTATTTCAGGAGTTATACTATCGCCCGCACTATCGAAAAAAAATATTTCTTCTGTTTTAATATTTATAAAAAGAGATATCCAGTGTTCCCCCCCTTTATCGTGTGGATCTGTATTGAATACAAACCCTATTTTAGTCTTTTTTTTATTCATCCATTCTTTAATGTGAAAGTTGCACATTTCTTCTTCTACGCAAGTATTTCCCTGTTTAGAAGCAAAATCAATTGGATATGGTCCCATAAATTTAAAACATTTGTAATGTTTTTCAAATTGTCTTAAAACATTTGAAATATCTACATTTGAAAGCCATTCGGTTGGATTCTTGTTCCAAGAATCTGGGTGTTTAGGAGCAAAAGAATCTCGCATTTCCTCATCTATTTTTTCGCGCATAAAAGGTTGCTCCAGCCAACAATTTTCCTTTGTACAGACACTATTCATTTTTTTGTATAATTGCTTCCATATTTCTTTTGCGGTTGTTGCTCGTATTTTATTGTTTGGATAAGAATTGTTCCAAAACGTGCGCATTTTCATCAGAGACTCGTCGCTATAACAACTGTGTTCTGAGCGTTTTCCAGGAGCACACATTACTTTCTTTGTGGAGGACGTCCCACCCTTGTATTTACGTCTACGGAATGTCATATTATGATATTATATTTTAAAAGGGACAAAACATATGTCATTAAATTGCGTCGAATAAAATATTGGTCTGTTTCACACTATATTTGTATTTTATTTTTCCTGAGACCCTTTTTTCTAAAAACAGGGTTTTTTAAATCAATGTTTTTTTGTAAAGGTAGTACAAGTTCCTTTTCTTGTTTTTCAGATGTTACAAAATTATCCAAGGTACGTTTTTCGGTTATTGAATCAAACTCCATTGTTTCTACATAATCTACACACGCTTTAACCACATTTTCTACTTCTAATTCTGGATATTCTTCTTGCAAAAGATCGGTTGTATCCATCATTTTAAAGTTTTGAATTGCATTTTTTGCAAACACGTCAAATGTTAAAAAAACATCAAATTGAATTTTGGATATATCAAATTCTGGATTCATTTTAAAATATCGAACTCGTTCTTTTTCACTTAACAAGAGAACTTTTGCTAATTGAAAAATGCGATTCCGATAAAACATTCTTTCTTCCATAATATCCTTTTTGGTTGTTTCGTTTTGAGACAAAATATAATTTTCATACAATTCACGATTCATCATATACTGCAAAGTAATCTCATTGACTTCTTTGTTTTCTTCAATTTCCTCATTTGTCTCGTAAACACAAATCATGTTATTCTCTGGCTCTGTTTTTACTACTTTTACGAAATGATTCATCTTTTAAATAAATATTTTTTATTTTATATATGATTTTATTTTCTCCGTTTCCTTTTCGAAATTGCGCGAATATTCCAATATTTACGTGATTTTCTACCAGATTTCAAATTTTTCCGAGATTTTCTATTTGATCTTTTCCGTTTGGCTCCACCCCTTAAACCTGCTTTAGAAGCAAGGCCATTCATTGAAGCAATTCTTGCTACTATTGCAGTATTAGATTCATTTCTTGCGTTTATGATTGTATCCATAATTCCATTTTCCCCATCAAAGTTGGTATTTAAAAAAGTTAATTGATCACTAGTTAATAAGTCTGCCACATCAAACGCACCTCTAACTCCAGTATTTTTGCGCGCATTTACAAAAAAAGTGAGTTGGTCACTCAATCGAGGGGGGTTATATAAGTTTTTTAATTTATATACATAGGATTTTATATTATTAGGCTTTACATTTATTCCTGTTGCCCAACCATAAAAATCAGGATAATTCATTATATAATTAACCAATTCATTGCACCCCTGAACACAAATAAACCCCAACATCTTCCTAAATTCTTTATTAGCATATAACTCATTAATATCGTAAATGACATCGGTCTCGTCGCTTGCTTTAAAACTACCAGACATCTCTAGACGTTTTGCTCTCCCAAAATCAATAAATAGCGGTTTTAAGAATTTAATATTAGTAATATTGGATGCTTGTGGATCCGAAAAAGTTCCCTTTTTTATTGAAAAATATGGATAACTATCTCTACCTAGCACTTTGAAAAAAATATTTGAACTATGAAAATCTCCTTGCGTATATCCTGTCTTATGCGCTAATTCTATTAATAAAAAGGCTGCGGCCATATAAATGGGCATCACAAATGTTATGTTATTTACCGCGACTGCAGAAGGTCTACATTGTTCTAATAATGAATACATTGATATGTAATCTTTTGCAAACTCCATAACAATAATACCTATTTTTTGAAATACTATATCTTTATTGGACATAATAATATCAATAAGTTTTTTTTCTAATTTTAATAATGTTAAGTTCTCCAGAATATGATCATTTTCATATGTTTCACTAAATAATATGGTAGGGCATAATGGCTCATTTCCATCATTTGTACGATCGTGTACATCTCTTTGTATTTCTATTTCTCTAGAAAATTCCTGGTTAGATATCGTATTTAATATTTTTGATCCAATATCAAACTCTGTTTTAGCTCCTGGCGGAATAAAATCTCTTGAACTATCGTCTATAAAAACTAATTTAACCAAAATGGTGGTTACATCTTGTAAATATGTATCTACATCTGTACTACGATATACACTTCCAGGACCAGAATACTGTATTACAGCACAAGATGTTCCAAACATAATCCTATTTGCTATAATACAAGATTCGTTGGTAATAAATCTATTAAATGCTTCACTTGGAGACTCACTTTCATTATATAGCATTAGTCCACTTCCACCACTGTATGTCATACAATATATAAATATTTAAATAGACTCGGAGATATCCGAGGTTCCCTAAATATTTAAAACCATTTATACAATTTTCGATGTTTACTATTTCTCCGGTTTATTTTATATAGCCTTTTAAGTTTGAATGTTTTATTTCGTTTTCGAGCCCCTCCAAACCTTTTTTTTGATTCAGGTAAATATTCTTTTCTAATTCTAGATGTTTCTCTATTTCGCTTTCCAGTTATTGTATTGGGAATTGTTGCAAGAGGGGTGATAGAAAAATTATAAACAGGGTGCTGAGCTACATCTTCAGTATGAACTACATCTCCAGTATGCTGAACTACATCTTCAGTATGCTGAGCTACATCTCCAGTATGCTGAGCTACATCTTCAGTATGAACTACATCTCCAGTATGCTGAGCTACATCTCCAGTATGCTGAGCTACATCTCCAGTATGCTGAGCTACATCTCCAGTATGCTGAGCTACATCTCCAATCGTGAGTTGAGTGATTTGGGCTATGATATCTTTTTCAGATTCTATTCTCGATTTAATTATTTTATGCATAATTCTATTAGTCCCGTCAAAGTTTGAATTTAAAAAAGATATAAATTGGTCCATAATTTCTCCAAAATGATCAGGTGGATAAAAAAACACCAATTTGTTGTTTTCAATCATATTAAGATATCTTGAAAATGCAGTCTTATCGTTTACACTATCAATTATTTTAGTATAACCTGATGCCCATTGATAAAAATCTGGATATCTCAAAATAGTATTTGTTGGTTGATTGCATCCTTGTGCACAAATAAATCCTAGAACTTGTCTATAATTATGTTCTCTGTATAATTTATTTATATCATACATTCCTGTCATTATGAGTTTTTTTGCTCTCCCGAAATCAATAATTAACGGTTTAAATCTTCTAATATGCGTAAGGCATTTTTTAATATTTTTCCCAATACTATGTCCAACTATTCTTGTATCTAATGATTCAAAGTAATTATCATCATATTTAAAGTATGGAAAGGGTGTTTTGCTGGGTAATGTTTTAAAGAAAATATTTCCAACGTGAAAATCCCCTTGTGTATAACCAGTTTTATGCGCTAATTCTATTAATAAAAAGGCTGCAATCATATAAAAAGCTGGTGCTAAATGGGGATAGTTCACCAAATATGAATGCATTGTATCATAATCATCAGCAAATTCCATTGCAATCACGCCTACTTTTTTAAGTTCTCCAGCTGCTAAAGAACTTATAACAGGATTTAAAAGTTTATCTAATTTCAACAATGTTAATATTTCTATAATATTATCCCTATTTTCATATATTTTACTAAATAATATAGTAGGACATAACGGCTCATTGCCAGTCAACGTAGATTCGTGTACATCAGTTTGTATCATCACCTCTTCTTCAAATTCACTTATTGGACACATGGCAAGTTCTTTAGACCCAATTTGTATATAATCTTTTATACCCCTTTTACGCTGTTTTTCACTTATATTATCACTTATAAAAACTAATTTTATTATTATAGTAGTTACTGGTTCAGAATATGTATCAATATCAATACTTTTATATACATTATCTGGTCCAGAATAACGCACCAGATAACCAGAAGCACCTGTCATAGGACGACCTGTTGGAGTACTGCTACCAATAAATCTAAGAAATGCTTGTTCAGGAGATTCCTCATACTGTTGCGATAAACCACTTCCACCACTAATCATAGTATATTATTATAAAATTTATTTGTACTTGTTTCGATTTTTCTCGGAACGTCTTCGAAGTTTTTGAAGATACATTTTTTTGCCACGTGTAATTCTTCGTTTCCTTTTAGGGGACGTATCATTATCCGCATCATAATCGGTATCTTCAAGACTAAACCTATGTACATTCTCCATTGATATAGGTCTAGGTTCTAAATTAAACCGGTTAAATACTTTTTTACGTCCAATATATTTATGTAAAGCATTATCATTGCCTGGAAATAATATATCTGAGAAATCCAACCTTACTCCAGTACTTTTCCTTTTCTTTCTGGAAGACATATCAGAAATATCACGTTCATAACCTAAGTTTGTGGATGCACGCGGTCTAGATCCAAACATTATATTATTATAATATTATTTTTTTTAAAAGTTTATTCCTGAATATTTAAATTTATTCCTGAATATTTAAATATATTCACTTTTCATCTGGTTTCGTGTACAGTTATTAAAAATACTACCTTTATTTGTTGAGTTGTAAAGAGGTGTGTCTTCCAGACCGGCATAATTCACCGGTTTTTCAAAAGTTGAATATTTGTACATATCACTTGTGCTACTAGGCACGTATACATATTCATCTTTTCTACTTAAAGGGTATATCTGATTCTTTAATTCAGATTCGATATTTATGGCGTTTGCATACCCATTCCACGGCGACTTTGTATTTCCTGGATTAAAACACTGCGTTGTGCTAAATATATCATATGATTTCGTAAGGGGTGCCGATTTAGTGTCAACAACTGGCAAGACCATATATTTTGTTGATTTTGGATAAAAGGATAAAAGAGGTTGTAAATCACTAGATGGAATATTTCTATCTCTAATTTGTGCATTGATTGATTCATTTCTCTGTAAAGAATTCATTAATATAATAATATATTTTTAAAATATACATATTATATGGAAATTGGTATTGGTGATTTGAAAGTGGATGACATGTATATATTTACAGAAGTAGGGGCAATGGGTCCTATAGCAGATTATCTAGTGATTTATCGTGGAATGGGAACTAGATATGGAATGAACGTGTTAAATGTAGATGTGTTATACGTTAGGCAACTAGACCCACTCGGCCTTTGGATAAACTATGAAAATATTGATAATCAATTTTTTGAAAATATTGGTACATTGGGTCTACCTACCTTTTATGTAGATCATTACTCAGAAAATTATCGTATATACTCTTTCTCAGGTTTTAGTAATTTTAAAAATATTACTGCGGATATACACCCACATATATTAAATTTTTTGGGAGGTAGAACAATTAAACGAAAAAATAAACGTAAACGTAAAAATTTGAGGTCTAAAATAAATTATAATAAATATTATAATAAATACAACTCAAAAAAATAAACTATAATGTGTGGCATTTTTGCAATATTAAATAATATGACAGCCAGAATAGAAAAGAATTTCATAAAATCCGAGTTTGAAAAGGGAAAAAACCGGGGTCCAGATGATTCGAATATTATCGATTTGTACATAATGAATTGTATGTTGGGATTTCATCGGCTCGCCATAAACGGGCTCAACAAAGAGTCTAACCAACCCTTTTATATTGACAATATTTTTTTGGTTTGCAATGGTGAAATATATAATTATAAAGAATTATATAATTTAATAGATATAAACCCGACAACCAATTCGGACTGCGAGGTTATTGTGCATTTGTATAAACGATATGGTATGGAGCAAACCATTCGTATGCTAGATGGAGAATTCTCCTTTATTCTACTAGATACATCGAATGACTGTAAAAAGATGTTTGTTGGAAGAGATCCTTATGGTGTAAGACCTCTCTACTATTTACATATCCCCGAAACAAGCGTTTTTGGGTTTGCATCAGAAATAAAACAATTGTCCTCCTTTCAGAGTCAGAATTCAATCATTCGTCATTTCCAACCCGGAACCCTTATGTTACTTGATATAACTACCATCGAATACAATTCATCCGAGATGTGGAAATATAAGTATACCACAAAATATCACGAGAACCTTTTTTCTTTTGAATCCCTCTATTCACCTAACCCAAATTATCATCTAGACGATGTATATTATAATATAAGAACTCTTTTATTTTCGGCTGTACATAAAAGATGTAAGTGTTCCGAAAGACCCATAGCGTGTCTCTTGTCAGGTGGTTTAGATAGTAGTCTTATCGCAGCTATTGTAAACCATTATCTCTTACTAGACAACAAACAATTGCACACATATAGCATTGGCTTTGAAAACTCGGAGGATTTACGTAATGCGCGTATTGTGTCGAATTACCTTAAGACCGAACACCACGAATTGATTATTACCGAAAAAGAATATTTGGATGCTATACCACACGTTATCCAAACAATAGAAAGCTATGACACAACAACTGTGCGGGCGAGTGTTGGTAATTATTTAATTGCAAAACATATATCAGAAACAAGTGATGCAAAGGTAATATTCAATGGTGATGGGTCAGATGAGTTGACGGGTGGGTATCTTTATATGCATAATTGCCCAGATTCGACCGAGTTTGATAAAGAAACACGAAGACTATTGCGCAATATTCATTATTTTGATGTTTTGCGATCAGATAAATCTATTTCTTCCAATGGATTAGAAGCGCGCACACCCTTTTTAGATTTAGTATTTGTTCAGTATTATTTGTCCATCCACCCATCGTTGAGATTTCATCCCGGTAATAATCAATGTGAGAAATTTTTACTCCGCAAATCATTCGAAAGCTATGATCTTTTACCATCTGAAATATTGTGGAGAACAAAAGAGGCTTTCAGTGATGGAGTCACCATACATTCTATAACAGACATTATAAATAAACACGTCGAAGGATTGGTGGATAAAGATTCACTTTCTTCCGCAACAAAGGAAGAACAGTATTATAGTCAAATATATGATTCCTTTTATCCGAACACAGATATTATACCCTACTATTGGAAACCTAGATATGTAACAAACTCTGGGTACATTGATCCCAGTGCTAGATTACTCGATGTCTACAAATCACGCTAGAATTAAACATTTTTCTGCACTTACTGTCTTATGGATATAATTATAAAAAAAATAGGATGTATCAATTTTGTCAATAGGGGATGTTTTTATCTGTAAATTTTCAGAAATTTTGATATTTTCCCCCAATTCTTCCACACATAAATAAACATACCCTTTTTCTGTTTTCATAAGAGATGAAAGTGAACATTTAAACAAATGAACAAACTCCTCCTCTTCTCCGGATCTTAATGATGCATAGAGAATCAATAATTCCTTTCCCTTTATTTTGGTACAACTTTTACGGAAAAAATAGCAGCTAATGACGTCGTCTGTCAAACACATGTAAACAAAAATATTATTTGTTTTTATCAATTCTAGTATATTTCCAATATCTGTATAAAATGCATAATCTATGGATTTTAATTGCCTCTCAAAGTAATCGTGAAAGATATGTATATTGTTTGGCGTGACTCTTATAATCTTATATTTTATGCATTTTGCTTCTTTCCAATAAATCATTGAAAAAACAGTCGATTTATATTTAACAAACGGAACAATGAGTGGAACCTTACCCTCGCGTTTAAAAAAGGATATCTGTGTCTTAGAAACAGATGATTGATTATACTCGTGTGTTTGGATCAATTGTTGAGTAATACCTTTTTTTCTTTCACTTTTATCTACACAGAGATAATCTATATAATAGATGTTTTCTTTTGTATTTTTGCATTGAAAATAAAGAGGTCGCGAAGTAATTACTCCCACTATTTTTTCTATTTTATCTGAATAGGTTTGTTCTTTCACTGTATAAATAGATATATAACACGGACTATGTCCTGTAAAATAAGGTTGTAGTTCGTTCAAGGAAGGAGTAAATGCATTATCCGCTTTTTTTAAGAAATGTCCCGAAATAAGTTTTTGAAACTCTTTCCATTGACGGAAATCATCTGTTTTAAAAAATTGTATATTAAAATTACAATATTTATTTTTTTTGGGTTTTTTTCTTATGATTCCTTTTCTCCCCCAGAAGAATATATTATATTTGTGATAGACTGGTTGAATACACCAAAATGGGTGCGACCATTTGATATAAATATAAAAAAATAGAATTACCAAAAAGAAAGATATAATAATATATTGAATCATTAGTTGTTTCAAGAAATTAAATGTGATGAAAATCCACAAAATATTTTATAATTATATGACTACAATTCTTTGTCCACATTGCGAAGATTATGTAATTATAGCAGAATTAAACTGTGGCATTTTTAGACATGCTGTTCATAAAAATGGGTCGCCATTATACTTCCAGTTGAATACCATTTCCGGTAATTTAGAATGATTTATAAGATATGGATGTATATTCAAAAAAGTTTGTATATCATTTTCAGTAATATATGAGTCGAGATCTCTTTCTGGTACTGGTATTCTACGCGATGGTTTGTAAGATGTGGATGAGAGGCCTTTGGCTAAACTACCACCTCGTCTTCTTGAACTACCTCGTCTTCTTGAACTACCTCGTCTTCTTGAACCACCTCGTCTTGCCATTATATATATATATATATATATAAAAAAATTTTTATAAAAATTTCCTTAATTAGGTTTTTTGAGAATATATAAAAATTGGTTGTCGTATTTTACTTTTTTCATATCGATAATTCCTTCTACAATAAACCCAATTCTTTGCGCAAATGACAATATTGTTTTTTGATCTTCCATATAAAAAGTATGTTTTTGTTTACGAGTTTCTCCCGAAAAGTTCCGGAATCTTTCACTGAATATTCCCATATTTGCACTTTTAAACAATTCGAAATTGGCATCATAATCAAAATCCACAAATTGTATTTTCGAATATTTTCCATTTTTATTTCGTCTCTGATAGGAATTCATTGGAAGAAGCGGACTAAATTTATCTCGATTTACTAAATGTATTATAAAATACCCACCAGGTTTTAACCAATCATATACATTTTCGAAAAAAAGTTTCTTATTCTTAATGTAATACACGGTGAAATAGAGGCATAAAATATGGGTAAAATGATACGGGGGGAATAATTGTACTTGAAGTGTATCTCCTTCTACCATACTCTTTTTTAAAGCGGGATATTTAGAAATAGCTTTTGAGATCATATCACCGGATTGATCAACACCCGTCATATTTAACCCTCGCTTATGTAGTAAATTTACAGTATTTCCTGTCCCACAACCAATATCCAGTATAATACTTTGGCTAGTTGGACTCGTTTTATTTATAATCTCCCCCACTTCATATTCATTTCTCATATCACTAAACACAATGTAATCATAAATTTGCGAATAAAATTCGTCGTAAATATTTTCATTTGTTTTTTCACTGTAACCAGTAATCGTTACAAAACCCTCATTTATTCTTGGTTCACTAAATCCATTAACCACTACTAGCAATATAGCTAACAGGAAAAGTATTTTACCCCATGTTGAGAAGGATTCATAAAATACTGGCATATTTTATATCTTTATAATAAATTGTTATTTTTTTGGTATTTTGAACTTTTTTGTTAATTTTCTTCATTTTAATTGTTTATAATTATCATGGATTATGAAATCAATGATATTAGAGATACAACCCTTTTTAAAGGAATTACCTTTTCTGGTTTTAAAAAAACAGATGTCCACAAGGAATATATAAAATCCGTATTGACCGGAAAAATAGAACCTGCTTGTTATTGGGCCGTGGAACTTATTTGTGCAGGACATTACAAAGATTTGTGGGATATCATTATTTTTGTTTTCATAAAATATGTTCATTTTGGAAATCCAAAAATGGCTGTTTATTTGGATCGACGGATGACAAACTTTGTTGAAATATTAAAAAATGGTTATATTAACTTTGAATTGGGATTGCGGAATAATGATAAAATACGAAAATTATTTGCAGAAATCACATGTATTCTTTGTTTGTCTAAGCAAAAACACCCTTATGAAGAAATAAAGATTGACAGAAATCAATTGAATATAGATAATTTGACCGAAAAACTAAAATCACCGAATCTAAGTTATGCTCCATTATGTTTTAAAGAATTGGATCCCAAACCTGTATTTGTTCCATATAATGAATTACTATATTCATTGACAACCAAAAACACAGTCGAAGGGTGTTTTTGGGTTTCTTGGTTAATAGAGTATGATTATATATGCAGGTATCGTAAAATAAAATTAAATGCCGAAAGAAGAGAATATATAGATTCTAAATATCAACAGAACATTATATGGATGATCTGGGATGCATTTTTTTATTTTTCCAAAGAGAGGGGGATTGTGGAAGTTATTATAAAAAGTTTATTTAATATTTTTATAAAACGATATTCGTATACAGATAATAAAAAAAAAATATTTATTTTGTATTTTGCCATTTCATTATTAACAGAAACTCACGATTATAGTATTAATATAATGGATGATCCTGAAAAAATAAAAGGTATTGTAAATAATATTAACACTATTTACAAACAAGTGAAACAAAACGAAATTTCACCAGAAGTGAAAGATACAAAACAAACAAATTTGACAAAAACGATTGAAAGATTGGAAAAGATGAATTCGTTGGATTTTGTTCCTAGAATATAATATTTTAACTTAATATGAGTACGTTTCAAGAAAATATTGCTAATTTTATTGGAAACAACTTAAAAAAAGTTTCTGAAAATAGCAGTGAACCTGTTTCAAAAATAGTGTCTCGGTCTTCACCATTTAATGTGAGTTCTACGCGGACCAGTAATGGTAACTCTCCAATTATATCAAATCAGAATCCATCTATAAATACACGATCTATATCTACGCCAAGTTCATATGGTTTACCAGGTTCCGATACATCCGGCACGACCACATATGGTTTGAAAAGAATTGGCATTATACTTATTGTTATTATTGTAACAGTATTAATATGGAATTATATGAAAAAATACCCCCATTGGAAGACAAATATTCATCATTTTTTCTCAAATATCATTTATAGATTTGGCAAGAATGAACCAGATAGTTATGAAAAACATTTTACACCTGTTTCCAATTCAAAAGATAAAATGTTTAATAAAAGTAATAATTTGAATAGCAATGAAATTTTAGATTATCTTCTCAATGAAAAGAAAGAACTCTCGACCAATACTGAAAAGAACGAATGGTGTTTTTATGGAAAATCGGGTGGCACTAGATATTGTACTTTGACAGAAGGAAACAAATGTATGTCCGGGGAGATATTCCCGTCGAAAGATTTGTGTGTAAATCCAAAACTTAAAGGTTCCAATTGATATTTTGAAATATAAAATTAAAAATTACAAATATAATTATGTAAATGGCCAGTGTAGAATTAAAATCTTTCAAAATAGAATGCAAAATAGAAACATATCTTCGTAAAAACTTTTTCAAAGTCCATAAAAGAAAAACAATGGAAGAAAAAATAGAAGTATTGGAGAATTGGTGCACCTATCTAGAAGAAGCAACAAAAGGAAGTAAATTTAGCGATTGGTTAGAGAAAACAACACTGGAAAGCCACAAAGAAGGTTGTAAGCATATTTTAGAATGTAGAATAGATGATATCTATCTCAGTGAAATACCTGATGTTAATGATTACAAACATATTTTGGATGTGTATGCTAGATATTATGCAAAAGTATCCCATACAGTCCAAACAATGCCAGAATCTTTACTTTTTGATTTGTAAAATGTTTAAATTTTAATATTTAAACGGCATTGTTAAATCAAATAATTTACTAGTAATAGGTGTTTTTCGTATAGGTAAACTAGTATTTAATGCAGGAATAAAAGTGTCTCTTGACCATTTATTTGCTTGTGTGTATTTTCTTGTAGGGTGTGGTAATGTTAATTCAATATTGTTTGGATAACATAACTTCATAATAGGACCTGGGACATCAGAATCGGTTGTTGGATAACAACCTATATTTTTTAACTGTGTTGTTACTGCCCCAGAACACAAATTTTCTTTTGAACACGCTATCAAATTTCCACCCGTTATAATAGATAACTCCACTTTTACTTTAGGTGGAAAAATGGGAAATGCATCGGTAGATGAATCCTGAGGTACTGGATCAGGGATATCAGGAAAGTTTATACCATTTTCCACCGGTTCACCCCCAATTGGAAATGAAACCGGGTCCTTTGCTTTAGCCTTACAGTCACCGAATACTATTTCTCCGTTTGCGTTGTTTGAAATTATCTCCGAATTGGGTCTGTACAATTGATTCACATTCGGCATTGTGATGCGGGAGGATTGGGACGCCCAGGATTTCTTCCTTTGATTCCATAAACCTCTTACAATTTTTGCATATTTCATTTGTTTTGTCAAAAAAGCTCTGTTTGCAGGATATTGCAAGACATTACCTTTTACAAACATTCTAGACAAAACTCTTGCTTCGATTGGGGATACATATTTGTCTAATTTTGGGATATATATTGATTCTGGTTGATAGTTATTTAAATAATAGAATTCTAAACTATTAGCTCTTGTCCAATCTCTAGGGGGAATTGGTAAATAATTTTTTAATATACATCCTGTCTTACTTATATTCAATGCATCAATATATTCTAAATAATCTTGGTAACTCATATTATTAAGAATTATTAAAATACCAGTCTAATGCCAAATAATTGGCACCACGTTGTTTTGTATTCAAATTTCCGATATATGTTGTAGATGGACCTCTTGCAAAAAGGGTTTGTATTTCATCAATATCAAGCCTTTTATTCCAATACCATAAATTAGATAATAATCCATCAAACCCTCCACCTAGTGCGATATAAACATCCCCATAATTTTGTTTTGGTACACCAATCAACTGTTGACTTTTGGCAACAACCCCATTTATATAAATATTAATTATCTTGTTTTCACAAGTCATTACAACGTTTACCCATTTGTTCATAGGAACATCGGGAATGACGATTTCTTCTGAAACAACTTCAAATGTGTTCATTATAAAAAGCAATGAATTGACACCAGGTGAAAGATATAACCCTGGTGCATTATTGGGGGAATTAATGCCTGTACTAGTAACATTCTGGTTACCTTTTGTAAAAATATTCTGGTAAGAGGTTCCGGTACCTATACTAGAAATATTTATCCACACAGACCAAGTAAATTCAATGCCCCCTTTTGCATTGTTCGATCTTTCTATAGTAATTGCACCATCAATTGATGGATCTTGCGGAAAGACTCTGGGTGCATTCCCTTGTACAATACCAGTGATTAACCTTACATTATTTTTAGAAGAGAATATATATGAAATGAGAGCAATACATAATCGTAGTAATATGGTAAAAACAATAACTATTAAAATAAAAAAAGCCACTACTGCCAAAACATTTGAAGAAGAAGATAATGATAAGAATGCATTTTTGGCTTGTTCGAAACCAAAATTGATAGATTCCGCCATTTTTACCTTTTCTGGTTCACTCATATAATTACTAAAATATTATTTTAAATGTTTATAGACCCTTGTTTACTACTACCATTGAATAGAGTTACATTTAACTTATAATCCAATGCACCTGTATTTGCTCCACCATGACCTTTGCGATAAACAGCTTTTGCTTGTGCCGGATTAAATTCATAATTCCAAAATTGAAACTTTGAATTCCATCCATTAAATCCCTTATTATTGGGAGAAAGGTATACATTTCCAGAATTTAATATATTTATTTCGCCCCCCAAATCACAAGATTGTGCTAAATTTCCATTGATATAAATATCCATTGTATTTGTGGTTGCACTAAGAATTACATTATTCCATTTTTGTAATTCTATATTTGGAATTGTGCAAATTTTATAACCGACTTGTGTCGATAACTTATACCCATATATAGACCCACTTTTTGGAACTATTGTTAAATCTTTACTACCCTCTGTATCCGTTGGATCAGTTAGATTTTTATAATAGGATATCCCTGCCCAACCGCCATCATATTTGTATGAATATCCTAAACAAGAATCGTTTTTATTACAATTATACATGGCTATAATATTATACTTTTCCAATTCTTTGGAATCAGTTGTTTGTGTAATGGGCGTATCTGTATACCAGCAATATCCTTCTGTTGCACCACCCTCTGTAGGATTATATTTACCACCATTGCACCAATTTGGAATTTTACCAGCTTCAGGTCCTCCCTCAATAAATTCATTGATACCAGAAACAAAGTTACTTGCCACATCACTCTTGCTTTTAATGGCAGTTCTCACAGATAAACTCTGTTCATAGCTTCCCAAATAGAGGGATAAATCGGGCACATCATTCGCTTTACTTGATCGTTGGAAGATAACTTTTTCTTCTCCATAATTGACACTCCAATCATTCACGTAAAACCATATCGAATATGTACAGTTGTTTGTAGTGCCTTCAACACTCCCCAAAGAAGAGGCTGCGACAATTTGCTCTGTGTTCGCAGGCATCACATAGACTACTTTTTGACTCTTAAAAAAGATTTTTATGATAATGTAAATAATAATTATCACAAGAACAACAAAAATTATTTGATGCATTATAATAAAACAAGAAATTAAAACGTGACACTCGCCTTTTCAACATCGCCTTTATAAATTCCAAAAGTCAACGAATAATTAAAGTTTATATCCCCCAATATTCCATTATAACCATTTTTGTAAATTTTCCATATTTCCGATGGAGACATATATTTTGGATAAAATTTAAATTTTGCATTCCAACCAGAGAACCCTTTTCCAGATGGACAAATAATAACAGATGTATCTGATACTTGTGCTAGTTTATCATTTACTAGAGCCGTTTTTATTAATTTTCCATCAATATACATATCAATGGAAGATACTGATCCACTTACGACAATATTTACCCATCTTTGTGTATCAATCGAAGGCACAACACATTTGGATACACCTGATTTTATTGCCGATAATGCACCCGTCAGTTCAGTTTTTGCACTTCCTGTATGAAACACACACGAGCTATTGTTATATGTGTAGCCAGCACAATTTTCGGTGCATTTAGATCCGCAAAATGCTTTTACTTCATTCATACTGGAACCACTTGGAACAGTATAAGTAGTGCCAGTAGTTCCACTTGTTAAATTGGTATTATCGTAATATGTATAATCTGTATTTTTAATCACTGATGTTTCTGCAATCAAATTATTCGCATTATTATCAAGGTATAATTCAAAAACAGAATCACCAATCGAAGTGCCCGTTGCAGTTTTTGTTATTTTTGCCCGCTTAAAAATGGTCTTTTTTTCACCATAAAAGGTATTCCAATCATTGATATAGATCCATATTGAATATGTAAATTCATTTACTGTTCCATACGAGTAACTTGCCAAATCATCTGGAGAAATAATGATTTCTTTCGTAGAAGATGATGGAACTCCTGTGTACACATTGCGTCTTATGATTCTTATGATAATATAAATAAGAATAATTACGAGAACAATAATAACAATTAAACTCGTTGTACTCATTTATATTACCCAAATACTTTTTTTGATAATTTATTTATTTCTTCTGTTGTTAAACATTTCCCCCAGTATTTAAAATTATATGTATTTCCATCAAACCCATAATCAGTTGGGGTAATTGTTACAGTACTTCTATAATATTCAGAGGTATTGATACTACTTGATAATGTACAATATTTTACCATCTTACCATTTATATATATTTCTATAGTCTTGTCTTGTATGGTGATAATTAAATTAACCCACTCTTGGACAGGAACTTCTTTTATTGAACATCCAGGTAGTTTGACACCAGAACTATAATTTGAATTAAACATAAATTCATTCCAATCGTATGCAGAATATGGTTTTCCAACAGATCCTGTTTCTCCTAAAAAACAAGTGCGTGGCATACTCGGAAATTCTGGATATAAATAACACGTCCCTTTCATTTCCTCTGCCGGAACTGTTTTAGATCCATAGAATGCATCAGTTTCATCTGTTAAATTTACTTGGGTTTCGATTCCACCTAAATCTTTGTAAAATCGTGTACTTCCACTACTTCCGGTAGATCCACCCCATTTCGAAAAAGAGAATCCCTTGCAATCCTTATCTTTATTGCAAATGTTTTCTGCGCCGGTTACACCGGTTACGCTTTTAAATTGTTCATACCAACAAATTCCACTTGAAACTGTTCCTGTGACACCATCTGGATCTATTATCCCTTTACACCATCCAAGTGTCGTACTTTTATTGGGTTTTATATCATAATCACTGACTCCCTCTATTCCATCACCATTTAATATTCCTAATAGATTCCATGTAATTTTATCTTTGCTAGATGTTTTTTTTGAATACTCGTATGAATAAGATCCGCATTTTTCGACAGAATTTGTACATTTTTGTTGGCACTCCTGTTCATTATTTAAAGATGTATCCCCCAACGATTTATTTGTTATTTTACAATTGATGCTTTCTCTATATAAATCATTTATTTCTGGTAAAAAGATATTCAATGTGTTTACATAATTTCCGAGCATTACCATAAATTGTATTTTGTTTTCAGGATCTGTTTGTTTAAATAGAATTTTTTCATTTGTACCTGTTTGTCCAGTATAGCCTTTATAACCAGTTGCCCAATTCTCCACATTAAACCATAATGAATAACTACATTCGTTTGTTGGACCATTTGTTGAAAATGTACTTAAAGGTATTACTATTTCACTGTAAGCTCCATTTACACTTGATAATATTATCCATTTTCTTATAAAATATGCTATAATAATAAATAGAGAAACAATAATTATAATAACTATAATTTTCATATATTGATTAGTCATTTTATTTGAAAATATTTATTGGTGGATTTGAATCTTTTGAACTATTGTATGCGTGTATAATACTATCTAAACTTAGGTTTTCTTTGTAAAAGCATAGATTGCACATTTTTATTAGAGTATTTTCGTTATCATTTCCAACTTTTATTTTACTTGTATAATCTGCAATCATATTTCCATCTGTTGAGCTAACTAAATTGCCATTCACGAAAATATCTATAACACCACTGTTAAAATTGATAAACACATTATTCCACTTTTGTAAATTTACATTTGTCATTGAACATATAATTTTTCTATCTTCTATTCCCTCGTGCATATTATTATTCATTGTTGTGTATGATGTTATTACTTCGTTTCCATAAGTATTTTTAACAACTGCGTTATTTCTTTTATATGACAAATCTATATTATCAGGATTTAATTGACTTGTAAAAATCAAATTATTCATACTCGGTTTATAAAGAACACACGGGCTGTTATTATAATTTAAAATATTCAAAAAAGTATTATTTGTCATACCAGCCTCTATATAAAACCAAAAAGAGATCCCATAATGATATGAAACTGTGTCTGGTATATCTTGCTTCTGCACCCCAGTGGATTCGCCTGATAATTCATTTTTTGAAATGACTGTTTCACTGTTTAACCATATAGGATCATTTATTAAAACATTCATATTTGTTAGTTTGCCTCTCAATTTACGAGCAAAAATATACAATAAAATAAGAATAACCTCAAAAAGAAAAATATAAGTAATATTTTTATCGGGATTTTTCATAATAGATTCGTAAGTATTTTCATAAATATCATTTACAAAACAAGGAATAATCATAATAATGTTGAAAACTGCTAATATAATATAATATAATGTACCGATCACGGGAATTCCTTTTAATACATCTGTGAAAGGTTTAAGACTTCCTGATAACTTGGAGGATAATGCAACCTTTTCAACCAATCCTAGCCCACTAAAAAGTATGATAAAGAGTGTTACTATGTATAAAAAATCATTCCATTTATGGGTATTTTGAGATTGAAAATAATTTTTACTGAAAATATCGTTTAATAAAGTAGTTAAATAATATATATCGATATTGACAATTTTTAAAAAAACAAAAAGTAAAAATAAATAAAATAATACAAACAATTGTTTAATTAATCCATCTTTTAATTCTATTTCATTTAAATTAGTTACTAAAATATTCATCACGAAAAAAATGATAACTATGATTGAAATAATAATAATGGTTTGTATGGATTCCACCACTGTTAATTTTGGAGTTGTATCCAAAAAAGATTGACAATTTTCTTTTTGGACCTCATCTACACCATCCTCTATATTTTGGTTGGTTTCGCGTATTTTATATAAATATCCACCCAAATAAAATCCCAAAATGGTAAAAATAACCAATAATACAATTGGTATTGTTTGAGTTTTTATAGATTGTCCCGTTTGATCTGAATTAGAATCTTGTTTATGCAAAAATGTTGTCCCTAGTATAAAAAACAATAATCCTGTCAACTCACACCATCTCCAATATTCCATATTCATTGGACAAGTTCTTGTGTTATTATGTGATTTGAAAAATCCGTAAATATAATTTACAACTATGAAAAAAATAGATAATACTGCAATTAGCGCAGAAACATTAAATATCGGTGATACACTTTTTATTTTATTTATTAAAAAGTAGATACCCACGAAAAATCCAATAATTAATACTGAATGTAAAATAGAATTTGAATAATTATTCGAGTCTGTAAAATTAATTTTCGATGTTATTGTTTTTGTGGTAGTTAAAATAAAATAAATAAATAACACAATTATTACTATTTTTAAAATATTTTTGATTGTTTTGTTCTGTACTATTTTTTTAATAGTATCATCACTATTTAATAAAAATGCGAGAGACAAAAGTATTATTCCACCAAGTGCAAAAGTAATTGGATAAAAATAACTGTTTTTTATAGATAAATTTGGATACACCAAATATAGACACGTAAAAGTAAATAAAAAGGCAATAAACAGAATAATATAATTATTTCCAAATTTACTTTCATCAGCACCACCTACTACATCTATATACTGTGTTAATTTTTCGTATAATGACAATATAACAATCACTATTAACATTACTATTGTCAAAAATATCTGAATCCATTTAACAATAGAAATATTAAATAATATATTTAAACTATCAGTCAATAAGAAAAAGTAGGCAACAAATAACACCCGACTATTAATATTACCTTCATTATATGAAAAATCCAAGAGTTGTCTCTCTTCCGTTTTGGGAACTGGGAATAATTTATAAGCCATTAATAAAATCACAAAAACCCCGATATATTTACTCACAGAGGTCTGTATAGTTGTTAAATTCAAGTTAGTTGTACTAGGTTGTTTATATGTAAAGTAATAATAACCACAAGCTATGAAAATAATGCCGATAACTATCCATTTTATATATTTCAAATATTCGTTTGTAGTGTCTTCTGTATAAGAAAGTGACAATGAATAACCTATGACAAATATTTGAGTTATATACATTATCCAAAGCATAACATCATATATTTTTTCAAAGCTATCTGTATCTTTTATGTTATAAATAGAAATACCACAAATAATAACAATCACTCCAGTGAGCAATAAAATATATCTTGTAAATTTATTTGATTCTTGTTTTAAACCATCTATTTTCATTGTCAAAAGCGGTAAACAAGTCATAGCCAAAAATACTATTAACATTATTGTGTAAACTATGCCACCCAAGTTTTCATTGGAATATTTGATAATAGCATTTTTGATATTATTCCAATCTGTTATTACAAATTTAAGAAGGAAGAATAAAATGCAAAACCCTATCAATGAAATTAAAATCTTTAACCAATACATTTTTATTATATAATAATATAATTTATACGATTAAAGATTTAATTTACATATTTTCCATTGCGGTTTTTTTCCCGTGACATTCTCTGCATAAAGCAACTAGATTTTCCACCCCATTGCTACCACCATATTCTAATCGTATGACGTGATCGACCTCGAACCAAGCATTCAGTTGTTCTTTACAATTATTACATCTCCATCCTTGTTGGGAAGCAACAAACTTTTTCTTTGTCTCGCTTACACAGCGTTTTGTTCCCGGTTTCCCTTCTTGAGTCTGAGGTTCCTGTCTAGGTAATTCTGGTAAAGGTAATAATGGTTTGGATGCGTATTGTATATTATTTAATTTTTCCATAATTCCTCTACCTTGTGTAAAATCTATAATTGGTGAGAACATATTCATTGTGGATTTATCAATTGGCATAGATTTAATAATGTTATTTGCATATAATAATAAGTTTTGTCCGTTCATAGGTTTTTTTTGTACATATAAATAAAGGCACAATATTGAAAACCCCCAAAAAATAAATTTATAGTATTTTTTATAAGATAATAACATCTTTGTGTATTTTTGTTTATTTATAAAATCATAGATCAAAAATCCTCCTATAAGGATAATACCATATTTCATTAATATATAATAATATTTAAAAACTCAATTATCTACGTCTTGTGCGACGTCCCCCCATTGAAGCTCTAACTGATTTTGTTTTTTTACTTAATTTTGCAAATTTCTCCATTTTACTTACAATAAAACCAATATCCAATTTATCTACACAAGTATAAGTATAGTCGAGAAGTTCACGTATTATTTTTAATCTCGAATTTTCTTTTATTGCGTGTGGCTTGAGAAGTTTAGTAATATCTAAAAAATAGGATAAAAATCCCCATATATCCAAGTTGGCGAGAAAAATAGGATAATATTCAGCTTGACTATATTTTTTTATAATATTAAACAAATAATTTTCAATATAGGTTTCAATTGGGGAGTGAAATAATAGCATGAAGAAATTCTCAAAACTAGTGTAATGATCATTTTTTCTGTAATTTGATAAAAATCTTCTGATAATAGATCGTATTTCAAATTCAGGTAAATGACTAATATTCGTAAACGATGAATGAAAAAATAATGAACCGAATGGTTGATTAATAATAATGTAATTTGCGTTGATATCGTCAATAGAAGGATCAATGAGAGATAATCCCCAGTCAATCAAACGCACACTATTTTCATCTATTAATATATTATTTGACTTTAAATCACAATGATAAACTTTTTTTGAATTCATCGGAATAATTCCATTTTTTAATAAATCTATACTTTTGCGTACAAATTTCGCCAACTCCGGTTTAAATATATTTGTTTTGATATAATCATATATTTCAATTCCACCATAAGGTTGATTCAATATTATATAATTTTTTTTAATATTACTTATATCTTGCCTACTTATGTTATTTTTTTTTAATATTTTACATTTTTCATAGTCCTCTAGGTCACTATCTGTGATTTCAGAAATACTGCACATATCTGTGACCAAAACAAAGTATTTTTTATAATGTGGAATCTGTGCCAAATGGCTTTCAATCCTTTTTGATAATTCATATTCTTGAAGAGCGTTATCTCTAGTCATTAGTTTTGAAATGGTTTTATAACTTGGCGCAGTCTTACAATATAGTGATGGTCTGAATACACACCCATAAGACCCTGAATCAAGTATTTTACCGCCATTTATTATCTTCATATAAATATCACAAGAAATAAATAATTGTACAAATTAATAATAGAGTCAACACTAAAAACACGACATATTTTTTTGTTCGTATAAATCTTTTAGTAGGTTTTTTTTCATATTTTTTATAAAACTCGTTATAATATTCTTCTATTGTTATCTGTGGTTTATCTAACATAACATTTATTTTGTTATGTATAAAATGAACCCATTTTATTAATGATTTTTTGTTATCAAGATATGTTTTGATTGGGTGTAAATCAAGCAATTTTTGGAAATATTTTGAACTTGCATAGTCTGGTATGAATAAAGGTAAATTCTGAATAAGTTCATAATACTTTTTTTTAATTACATCATTCGGATAAGATGGATAAGTAAACGCTATATTGTCCAAGAAAAACCAATAAGATGGCCCCCAAACTCTTGCATCGTATTCCATTTATAAAATAATATAAAAATTAAATATTCAATAATGAATGAATATTATATGCAATAATTGTGAAATGTCTGGACATTTGATACAAAAGTGTAAATCTCCAATTGTGAGTTATGGTGTTATTGTTTATGATGTTAAAAGTAAAAAATATTTGATGATATGTAGAAGCAAAAGTTTTGGGTATATTGAATTTGTTTCCGGGGAATATTTTTTAAATAATATTCATCAAATACAACTTTTGATCGACGAAATGTCAATGGAAGAAAAGGAAAAAATAATGAATGATGATTTTTCATATGTGTGGAATGATATATGGTATAAAAAATCTATTGATGAAAAAAGTAGACAAAAATTTTATGCTCTGAAAAAGGGTTTATTGATTAATGGTGAGTTTATAACATTAAATTGCTTGATTGAACGATCGACTACAAAATGGGCTACACCTGAATGGGAGTTCCCAAAAGGACGAAAAAATTTTCAAGAAAAAATAGTAGATTGTGCCTTACGAGAATTCTCCGAAGAAACTGGTTATATGCCAAATGATATAAAGATACTTGAAAATGTTTCGTTGTTTGAAGAAATATTTATAGGTTCTAATATAAAAGTTTATAAACATAGATATTATTTATCGATTTTAACCGGTGATAAACCAACAAATAATTTTCAATCTTCTGAAATATGTTCGCTGGATTGGAAAACGTATGAAGAGTGTCTAGAAAGTATTCGCGATTACAATGTCGAGAAGTTAGATGTTATTAAAAATGTAAATAAGTTAATTACAAATTACGATATTATTATTTAATTTTTTCGGAGATTAATATAATGAATACATCGAAAATCGAACTAGATGAGAGACAAGGTAATTCGTCTCAAAAAAACACTTTGTCTAAAAGTCGGGTTATTCCATCTCTAGACTCGACAAGTTCTCTGAAGTTAAAACCAACCACAAGAACAACTACAAGAAAACTAAGAAATATTATAATTAGTGATAGTGATAGCAGTGATAGTGATAGCAGTGATAGTGATGGCAGTAAAAATAGCAGTAGCAAGTATGAATCCAGTGAAACATCTAATAAAACGCCTATACCATCATCGGATTTCACTGCTTCTCCGTTTAGAGTAGACATTTCCAATCCTAGTTCTT